GCGAGGGTCGCCCTTGCCTTGCATCAAACAAAAAAAGTCCCCATTTACGAGGACTTTCGCACCCCTGCGTCTTGCTTCTTCGAGGTGGTTGGCAAGCAATGCCCTGTCGCACTTGGGGTTGTCCCAATGCAGGTCGCTTAACAAAAGAAATTCTTGGGTTCGTCCGCACTCGATAGCGTGGACGTTTTTGGAATGCTTGGTTACTTTCATACGAGGTTTTTAAGTTTGGCATTCTCGGCTTGGAGGTTGTGGATGGTATGTTCCATTTCCTCAAGTCGTTGACGCAAACTTACGACCTCATTACGAAGTTGTGTTAATTCCTTGTTTTGTGACTCGCTGGTAGCCTGCCACATAGCAAGCACCGCTTGGGCTTGCCTGACTTGCAGGGAGTCCGATTCTACACGGCCCTTGGTGAACCAAGCGACCGCTCCACCGACGATTGCTGCAACGCTCCCGACGATGGTGGTTTCGATTAGGTTCATTACTTGTTCGGCTTACCCTTTGTTTTATCCAAAGCCATCCAACCTACTGACAACAAAGTCAATACGGAACCGATGATTTCGGTGAGAGTGGCTGCATCAATGATGCCTTTAGCGACGAGTGTACCACCGATAAAGGTCAAAAGGTGGCGAAGGAGAGCGATGACTGCTGATTTCATAAAAGGGAGTTTAGGTGTTTCGGGGTTGGCGTTACGGCGAAATAGGCGCATAAGGGGAAATGTTATTATTTGGAAGGTGTTGCAAATTCTTTGTGGTCAGCCTCGTATTGTTCCTCCCACCCGCTGAACGAGTGAACGCCACAGGGTTCGGGCCAAACGACAAATGCGGCCAAGGGTTCGGGGCAGGTGTCGTGGAATAGTATGTCCACCGCAAATTCGGGGCGGGTCTTGATGCAGTTGCCTTCCGCATCGGTAGCGGCGCAGAGGTGTCCGAGCGGCACGGCGAAGTCCAGCGGTTGCAGGGATGCGAGCAACTTGTCAGCGGTAGCCCCGTCGGGGAAGGCGAACTTGCGGAAGGTGGGCATCTTAGGGGGTTGTCAGCGTTGCGAGTTCTGCGTTGGTGAGGCGGGTCGTGTAGAGGGCGGCGGCACGGATGCGGTTGTTGAAGAATAAGTCATTTGTTGCACTTGTTTCCCTTGTCCCTAAATAAACACGATTTGCCCCAAGCGTTCCAAAAGATGCGCTTACCTGTGTGGTTGCAATTATTGAGCCATTAAGAGCAAAAACAATACCGCTTGCATCGCTGCTATATCCTACCGCTAATTTGTTGATTCCAGTAGATAACGCAGTTTGCGTAAATGTTGCATCAAGCCTTGAAGTTCCTGATGCATCCATTATTTGTACTCTCACTTGATTTGATGTATTGGTATCAATTCTAACTGCACCAGATACAAATGATGCGGTTTGTAAAGTGATTATAGACACGGCTGCTCCTAAATTGCGGTAATCAACCTCCGCATAAATCGTCCCCTCCGTCTGCCCGATGGACCCGCTGACCGCTCCCGTGACCGAGATGACATCTGCGCTTCGGCTACCCGTTCCTGCGGTGGTGGGGATGTAGGAGGTGGCTACCGAGCCTGTTTCGAGTTGTGCGCCCCAAGCGTGAACGCTAACGGTATTATCAGCGGTGCTTCCTCCGATGTTAATGAACTGCCAAAACCCCGAATTTGATGGGGCTGTTTCTGTTTTGCTATAACGAACCCAATTAGCGGTGAGTGTAATTACTAAAGCCGCGCCTTGAGCGACATTACGAATACCGATTTGCTTACCAACATCACCAGAAGTCGCTGCTTTTAGATATACACTTTGCGTATAAACTGTCCCACTTACGACTGTTGGCTGTTGTGTTAGCGTTGACCTATCGTTGGAAGTGTTGCCTGCGCCCCTATTAAAAACAATCAAATCTGCCGTTGTATTCCCGTCAGGAGCGATTGCCGCATTTGTGGTGATTGCGGCGTTAACGCCTGTACCTTGTTGTCCTGCAACCCAAGTCGTGCTAAAATCCTCGCTCTGCAAGCAAATGTTCGTCCCCGCAGGCTCCACCAAAAGAGCAGGACATCCCGTAACGCCGCCGCTGGTGAAGTAGTCCAAGCGGGGGATGCCGCTGGCTACGGATGCAACCAAGCCAGCAGAATCAAACCGCCGTGCCGCCGTGTTGCGGGTAACGGTGAAGTCCCCCGCTCCGCTGGTTGGGATTTGGGAGTATAGTTTCCCCGTCTTGAATCGGGCGGGGACTATCAATAAGGAAGGCGTGGGCATTCTTAGAAGTTAAATAGAATAGCAAATCGGGCTTGCAGGCAACCGCTGACGGCGGCCTCTGCCGCTGCTGCCCCGTCGGTCGTAGCACGGGCATTGAAGGCATCCCATGCCGCAGCCGCAAGGCCACCTTGCAGCATATTGGTCGGATAGCCGTAGCCGTAGCCTATCAGCATGGTTAGAGGAAGGTGTAGCCGATGACGGAACCTGCGCTTGGAGTAACGGCCGTAATCTTGCCTCCGTTGCGTCCTGAAATCACGATGCCAGCGGATATGGATGCGCCCGACAAGTTGTAAGGAGTCAGGAGGTTCTCGCCACCAGTTCCCGTTAAGACCGTGAAAGTAGCAGCAGCATTGACGACTATGAAGTCGTAAACTTTACCGCTTACGGCTCCATTGATAAACTCCATCGTACCGCCCTGTCCGAGCATTTGTTGCAATATGGGTGTAGGCATTTTTTAGCGTTTAATTGTAAATGTCTTTTATGTGGGAATTTCACAAACCGAATGACCGTAGGGGATTTCAAAGGTCATCGTTGCCTGCCACCCTGCCGTGCGGTCGTCCCGGCTCTCTACAAACCTTGTAAGCGATACGCTGGATGAGAGGGTCCAGTCCTCGCTTGGGTCGTTTGTGAGCGACGATATGAAGTCCTGTGCGACTTGTAACTGGTCGCTTAGGACCTCGTCCTCGTTGTCCTGCCAACCCAGCGTAGGGCTGCCCGAAACCACTCCGCCCATCGGCTTAATGGACTCAACACGGTCAGAAAAGTAAACCCCAACCACCAAGTCCAAAGTACCAGCGTCAGTAGTTGCTGACTGAACGTCCGCAAAAACGAGCGGATAGACGATTCGCTCACGGCTTGGGGTTCGAAGATTTATCGTGTTGTCCGTTCCTACCGCAAGAGGGTCGCCCGTCCCGAAGGAGTTGACCTGTGGATGAGCATTTGCAAGGTCCAAGAGAGCCTGCTTGATTTTTATCCAAGACATAGTTTTGCAGTTTCAGTATGTTCTTCTTGTGTGCGCCCATCGTTAGCAGTCGTTACACGCCCCAAATTGACCGTAGGGGTAGGGGTAGTCAAGGTTGCTGATTCCCATCCTTCGGTTGCGGTCCAAGACCATCCCGGTTCGGTAGTTGGTGGCGTTCGGGTAGATCGTGTCAAGAGCAGAAGGAGGCGAGTTCCACAAGGGGTATGAATTGCGGTTCTCCATGAGGTAACGGGTAATCCGTTCGGAATACCACTCGGCATCGTTCTTGACCTTATCCGTCAGCCGGGTAATCTCTTCCATGCTCATTTGGGAGGATTCCTCGCTCGTTCTACGAACCATCCCCTTGTTCATGTACTTGAACGCTAAGACCATCGGCAACTCGTAGTAGAGCCATTGAATCATAGCAGGCTGGATGTAGTCCTCCAGCAGCGTTTGGTTGAGCGCAGACGTTGAACCACTGACGACCTGCGTAACCAATTCCCCGTATAACGGAGAGCCAACGATGGGCTGAATCCGCATCTCCTGCACCTTGACAACCGTTGGACGGATTTGGGTGTAGGATACGTTCTCGTTTATGATACTATTGTCCAGTAGCGTTTCTTCGCTGATAAAGAGTGCCTTCATGCCTTCGTGATTTTATTGCCTTTACGGATGACCAACTGCTGCTCCCATACATGGCGACATTGGGGGCGATTCACTCCGCTGGGCGTGTGATACCAACCGCCCCTGCGATTCCATACGGAGTAGCCCATGATTGCACTAATCCCGTCGATGTCCTCACGGGTGTAAACCTTGCCTTGACCGGCCAAGTCCAACATGACCTTGCAAAACTCACGGCTTGACCGCTTGTCCTTATTGCTGAATCCCGTGGCCCATGCGTACTTGTAGCGGACCTCCAGTACAGGCTCGGCAACTTCCTTGACATTCTTGGGAAGGTTCTGCTCGGCTATCTTGTCCACGGCCCTGCTGATAGGATAGCGGTCCTTGGTAATCAAGTAAGCGACACGCTTGGCGACCTTGGCTTTGCTGACCCCGAACTCCTTTGCCATTTCTTCAACCGATGCGTCCCGGTTCTTCTTGCGATACGCTTCAATCTTCTTGTCCAGTTCGACTTCTTCCTCTCCTAATTCGGCAAAGGCCAAGCGGATGTTTTCGTCGATGTTGGTGTCAAAACGCATCGGCTTCGAGTGCATGACATGGTAATCGTCGGCATGGCTCCCGAACTTGCTTGCAACGACCTCCAAGACCTTGAACTCTTCGTCGCCCCATCCGTAGTCCTCGTCGTCTTCCTCGCCCCATTGAGGCTCGCTGAACTCTTGAGACTGAACGCCCAGCATCGTGTCAATCTCTTGGGCTGATAGGCCGAAGCCAGCCGAGAGCATGGTTCGAGCCATTTCCAGCGTGATTTTCTCCTGCATATATTGGCGAACAATTCGCATCAGATTTTGATACTCCCTGCCTGACAACTTCTTGATGTTGTCGTTGCTCTGCAATGCTTCCACGGTTTGCGGTTGCTCGTCGGGTTGGGGGTTAGGCCCAACCACGTCGGCAGGTTTCTCAAGCGGTTGCAGACCTGCCTTTTCCCGAAGTTCGTCTTGGGTCATTATCTGCAACAGGGCTTGTTCGCTTAGTCGCTCCGTGATAGGCTCTACGGGGATCAGTTCCATACCCTCAACGCCATTGAAGGATCCCAAGTAGTTGATCATCCGTTCCACTTTGCGCACCCGGTCGTTGACGTAGGTGGCCTTAAACAACTCGTAAGCCTCGACTAATTCAGTCCTTCCTCCGAGTTGGCCCTCGGTTTTGACACCGAATAACGCTGGATTCGTTACACGATGTGCGATGAATATCTCTTGCTGGATTGATTTGTTTAATACCTCGAACTGCTTATCCATATCGGACGGAGTGAGCGGTTCAAGCGTCGGGGCATTCGCTGCTTCATCGTTGAAGGTTACAACGAAGCGACCAGCGTTGTCGGTTCCCGAAAACTTGCGTTTGATTTGACGCTCGATGTCGCCCTGTTCTTCAGGGGTCGGGATGCCGTTGTTGAAGTTAATCAAGTAACCGCCCCAAAAGTTGTTGCGGAGGTTGTTGTTGTGGAAGTTCGCCACCTGTACGTCTGCCTCAATCCAAGCGTTCCCCCCGATGTATTCGGGGAGAGGATAGTGCTTCACGCCTGCTGCGTACACACGATAGTAGAACAACTGCTTTCCGAGGCGGTTCTCCGGGTCGAAGGCGGGAATCTTCTCGATGTCCCCGACCTTGGGGAACAACTGTATCATGTCGTCGTTATACCAATCGGCAACTTGAAACATCTTCTCCTCCTTGTCAACCCTGATTTTCTCGAACGGGACGTGTTCCATCTTGGCGATCGTTCCCAACTTGGACCAAGTAACCGCAACCGCAAACCCGTTGAATAGCTCCAAGTCAAGGACCAGTTTCTCCGTGATGTCGTTTAGATCCTCCGTGCTGGAAAGTCCGTCGAAAAACTTGATGAACCGGGCTTGTTGCTCTACGGTCAGGTTGTCGCCTGCCTGCCAGCCACCGCCCATGATGTAGTTTACTTTCCCATTCACGATAGCGTTGTGCTTGCTGCTTCTGCGATAGTTGTCCAGCAGGTAGTAGGGGTATTCGTTCGCAAAGCCGTAGGTGATGTACTTGCCGGACCTATTCTCCAGCATTACAGGAACCTTATGTTCTATCCCAAGCCATTGGGTGAAGTGTT